GCGGACCCAGTTGCGCCCCCCCCCCTGGTTGGCACCCCAGCACCACCCCCCACAACACAGAATACCAACCCACCATTGCAGCACAATTGGCAAACATTGCCAAGTATTACACACCATTTTATTGCACAAAACAATATGATGGCGTATTGCTTTGTAGCAATACCCATCGGCCTGGGTGGCGTCTACGCGACGTAGACCGAAGTGATCAGCGAGATGTTGTTAGCAGGCCGGCGCTTTCCACTGTGGACGCTGGCTATGTTCAAGCACATTACCTCTGCAATTATTCGCATTATTCTCGCCTGCTGCGTCGTGTGCGACGCCTTGCGCTACGCCATCAAACGATGGAAGCGCGATGCTTAACCTGTTCCGCCGCCGCGCACCCGAGACGCGATCCGCGATGGACCTGGAGGCGCTTCTGGCGGCTGGGGCCACCACGGCGGCGGGCGTCTCCGTAAACCCCAACACGGCGATGCGCTGTTCCGCCGCCGCCGCGTGCATTCGGATTATCGGAGAGACCGTTCAGCAAGTCCCCGTCCACCTGTACCGCCGCACCGCCGATGGTGGCCGCGAGCGTGCTACCGATCATCCCGCCGCCCGCGTGCTGCGTGCCCCGGTCGACTTCATGACCGCCGCCGAATTCAAGATGCTGCTGGGCACGCACCTTGCCGCCCACGGCAATTTCTATGCCTGGACGGGCCGCGACGGTTCCGGCGCCCCGGTCGAGATGATTCCGCTATCGCCCGGCGCCATGTCGGTTCGTGCCGATGACGTGACGATGGCGCCGGTCTACACCCTGACCGCTGCCAACGGCGGACAACGCCAGCTTGATCGCCGCGATCTGCTGCATGTGCGCGGCCCTGGTCTGGATATTTATCGAGGTGCCTCCCCTGTGGAGATGGCGAAGGAAGCCATCGGCCTTTCCCTCACGCTGGAAAAGCATTGCTCCACCCTGTTCGGACGGGGCGCGAAGCCGAGCGGCATTCTGAAGTCAGCCAAGGCGTTGACTGATCCTGTCATCACCCGACTGCGAACCAGCTTCAACAGCTTCTTCGGCGGCGGGGAAAACAGTGGCAAGACGCTGATCTTGGAAGAGGGATTGGAGTTCACGCCATTACAGCTATCGAGCGTGGATTCCCAGACGCTGGAAATGCGCCGTTTCCAGATTGCAGAGGTGTCGCGGTATTGGCGCGTCCCGCTGTCCCTGCTCAACGATCTGGGCCATATAACGCACAGCAACGCGGAAGCACTCGGACAGCAATTCCTCACGTTCTGCATGTTGCCTATCTTCCGCAACATCTGCGATGCGCTGGCTCTGACCCTGCTTTCCCCCGATGAACGGGACGAATTCTATTTCGAATTCCTTGTGGATGATCTGGCACGGGCTGACCTTGCCGCCCGGATGCAGGCGTATGCCACGGCCATTTCGCACGGGTTGATGAACCCGGATGAGTGCCGCCAACGGGACAACATGGCCCCTGTGCCCGATGGCTCCGGCGCCATCTTCACGCGCCCCGTGAACGTCGCTCCCGTCTCGCCCAAGGATGCTGCCGAATGACCACCGAGACCTTGCACACCAGCATCACCGAATTGCGTTTTGCCGACGATGCGGACGGGACGATCAGCGGCTATGCCGCCGTGTTCAACGGCCCGCCGGATTCCTATGGCGACATCATCGCCCCCGGTGCCTTCGCCGCGTCCCTGGCCCAACACAAGGCGGCAGGCACCCGTCCGTTGCTGCTGTGGCAGCACAATCCCACGCAGCCTATCGGCGTGTGGGAGGACGTGCGCGAGGACGCCAAGGGCTTGGCCGTCACGGGGCGCCTGGTGCTGGAGACGCGGGCCGGTGCGGAAGCCTATGCCCTGCTGAAAGCCGGGGCGCTGTCTGGGTTGTCCATCGGCTTTTTGACCAAGAAGGCGGAAACCCGCCCCGGCGGCGGACGGCTGCTGAAGGCGGCGGACCTCATTGAGATTTCGCTCGTCTCTCGCCCCGCTCAATCGCGGGCACGGGTGATGGGCGTGAAGGCGGCGGATGCCGCACCCCTTGCAGCCGGGTTGGCCGCATCGATCCGCGCTTGTGCGGAACGTCTGAAAGGAAAGTGAAGATGACCCATATTTCGCACAAGCGGGCCACTTGGGAAACCCGCGATGATGGCACCGCTGATCCGATGACCGAGGTGCGTTCGGCCCTGGACGGCCTGACCGCCACGGTCGAACAGCGCCTGACCGCCATCGGCACCGACATGACCGAACTGCGTTCCCGCATGGATCGCGCCGAGACCGTCGCCCGCCGCCCCGGTGCCGCCACCGAACAGCGGCAGGACGGCGAAGTCGAGACCCGCGCTTTCGGTGCCTTCATCCGCCGTGGCCGTGAGGCGATGGGCGCCGATGAAATTCGTTCTCTGCGTGTCTCCGATGACACCGCTGGCGGCTATCTGGCCCCGGATCAATTCGTCACGGAACTGCTGCGAAACCTCGTCCAGTTCTCGCCCGTCCGTCAGGTCGCCCGTGTTGGCGACACGGCCAGCGGTGCGGTGCTGCTGCCCAAGCGTACCGGGGGCATGACCGCTTCCTGGGTCGGTGAAACCGATGATCGCCCCGAGACCAACGTCACTTTCGGCCAGAACCGTTACCCGGTCGCGGAACTGGCGGCTTACGTCGATGTGTCGAACGCCATGCTGGAAGACTCCGCGTTCGACGTGGCGAACGAACTGGCCTTCGAATTCGCGGAAGAGTTCGGCAAGGCTGAGGGTTCGGCTTTCGTGACCGGCAATGGCGTGTTGAAGCCGATTGGCTTCATGGATGACGCTGCTGGCCTGAGCTTCACCAATTCCGGCAACGCCAACCTGATTACCGCCGATGGCCTGATTGACCTCTATCACGCCTTGGCCCCCGCCTACCGCGCCAATGGTGTTTGGATGCTGAACAGCAACACGCTGTCGGCCATCCGCAAGCTGAAGGACGGCAACGGCAACTATCTGTTGGCGACTGCTGGCATTGCCGGTGCGCCGGCCACCACCCTGTTGGGACGCCCCGTGATCGAAGCGCCCGACATGCCCGACGTGGCTGCGGGTTCGTTCCCGGTCGTGTTCGGTGACGTCAGTCAGGGCTACCGGATTTTCGACCGCATCGCGCTTTCGGTCCTCCGCGATCCCTTCAGCCAAGCCACCAAGGGTATGACGCGATTCCACGGCCGCCGCCGGGTTGCTGGTGGTGTCGCCAAGGCCGATGCGCTGCGCAAGCTGAAGATCGCCGCGTAACAGTGTTGGGTGGCCTGCTGTTCCTGGTGGGCCACCCGATCCTCCCCTGATGGGGCGGGCTTCACTCGGCTAGTCGCCCGAACCAAGAAACCCCGAGCGCCCACGGTGTCCCTTTCGTCCTCCAATGGGGCACGCGGTGGGCAAATTATCCAGCCTGGAGCCTGACCGATGCTGACCGTTCTGACGCCCGCCACGAATTTCAAACTGACCACAATTGAAGCGGTCAAGTCCGAGTTAGGCATCGTCGGGACCGCTGAGGACGCATGGATTGCTGACGCCATTGACCGGGCCAGCGACACCATCACGCGGTTCTGCAATTGTGTCCTGACGCGGGAAGTTCTTCAGGAAACCATCGTCCTGAAGCGCCCCACCGAATCGTTGATGTTGACCCGGTTCCCGGTGGTCATCGCTGACGTGGAAGTGACGGTGGACGGCACCGGAGCACTGACCGAGGTTGATGGTTTCAGCGGCCTTGTCTATCGCTTGGATGCCTCTGGTAATCGCATCTGCTGGCCCGCCGGTCGAATCGTCGTGATCTACGGTGCCGGCTACATCTTGCCAGCAGATGTTGGCCGCGATCTGCCTCACGACATCGAACGCGCCGCGATCCTGGTGGTCAAGGCCAGCTATTTCAGTCGGCAGCGTGACCCGCTGCTGAAGTCGGAAAGTATCGAGGATGCCGTGCAATCTTCCTGGTGGATGGGCGGTCTGCCTCCCGAGGTGGAAGGCATCCTGTCCCGCTATCGGCAGGTGGCGCTATGATCCCCGAACGCGCCGCGCTGGATCGCGCTATTGCACGCGCTGGGCAAATGGTGCGCCTCACCCGGACCATCGGCACCATTCCGAACCAGACCTTCATTACGGCTGACGTTCCGGCGATTGTTCGGGCGTACCGGACAGAACAATTGATCGGAACCATCACGCAGGGTGACTCCAACGTTATCCTGTCGCCGTCCGACATCGAACGTGCTGGCTGGCCGGGTGGTACGCCACCGACGAACGGAACCGATGCACGGGTGCCGAAGACCACTGACTCCGTGGTTTTCCTGGGGCGCTCCTGCAAGATCATCGCCGTCAAACCGCTCTATATCCGGGGCGAGCTTGCCCGTATCGACCTCCAGGTTAGGGGGTAACGGCCATGCCTTACGCGGCTCCCCGCATATGCGCTTGCGGTGCGATCCTTCCCGCTGGCAAGCCGTGCCCTCGGTGCGCAAGCAAGCGGGTCCGTACCGACGCCATTGACCGGCAGTACGGCACGCAGGCTTGGAGGAAGCTGGCGTTATCCATCATCTGGCGGGACCGTGGCATCTGCCATGTGTGCGGGAAGCCGGGCGCTGACACCGCGCATCATGTGATCGAGAAGCGTAACGGTGGTTCCGATGATCCATCAAATCTCAAAGCAATCCATCGCTCGTGCCACAACAAAGCGCATGGTCGCCGTGGGCATTCATAACAATAACAGTACTGACGGTTACTGATGGGGATAGGGGGTTATGTTTCTGGTGTGTTGGGAGTTGCGACCGGTGTGGGGTCAAATTTTTGGGCGTGCGGATAAAACTTTGAGGGCGAAATGAAGCGAGGACCAAAGGCTCTGCTGCCATCGCAAAAGGCGTCGAGGGGTACGCTACAGCCCTGCCGCGACAAGGGCAAGATCGAGATGATCGAGCCTGATGCGCTCCCCGTGCGCCCTGACTGGCTGACGGCGGCGGGCGAAGAGGTGTGGCTTGATGAGATTGGCCGCGTGGTTCACGGGCAGCTTGTGGCCGAGCGTGACAGCGCCATGTTCGGCACCTTCTGCAACCTGATGGGGGCAATCAATTTGGCGTGGCGTACCGGCGAAGTACCGCCGGCCGCGCATCTGAGCGAGGCCCGAAAGATGGCCGAGCAATTCGGCATCTTCGGCGCAAAAAGCCGCCTGCAACTGGAGTCGGGGAATGGGCAGAACGCGAACCCGTTCACGCGCAACCGCGCCTGAGTTCACGCGGGACTACAGCGCCATCCTCGACGGCTATGTGGGGGACGTGCTTGCCGGGCGCATCGTGGCGTGCCGATGGGTGAAACTGGCCTGCCAGCGTCATCTTGACGACCTGGAACGCGCCCGCACCGATCCGGCTTGGCCCTATCGCTTCGATCCCTGGCACGCTGGCAATATCTGCGATTTCGCGGAAAAGCTTCCCCACATCGAAGGCACCTGGACCACGCCCACAATCATGTTGGAGCCGTGGCAAATCTTCTGCCTGGGTGTGATTTTCGGTTGGCGGCGGAAAACGGACGGTGGACGGCGGTTCAGTAAGGTCTATTGGGAAGTCGCCCGCAAGAATGCCAAATCGACCTTGGCCGCGATTGTTACCCTGTATTGCTTCACCTGTGAAAATGAACCGGCACCCTATGTGTTCATTGGCGCCACCACGGGAGCGCAGGCACAGAAGGTCTTTCATCCTGCCCGCATGATGGTCCTGAAGACGCCCGCCTTGCGCGAGGCGTTTGGTATCCAGGTGTGGGCCAAGAGCCTGACCGAACCGGGCGGCGGCTATGTGCAGACGATCAACGCTAAGGCCAGCACACAGGACGGCCACAACAGTCACGCGGCCGTGCTGGACGAACTCCATGCACATAAGGATCGCGGTCTTTATGACGTGATCGACTCGTCCTTCGGCGCCCGCCGGAACCCGCTCCTGTGGTGTATCACCACGGCTGGTTTCGACACCACGGGGGTCTGCTATGAACAGCGGACGTTCGTGACCAAGGTGTTGAACCGTGTGGCGGAAGCCGATCACTTCTTCGGTATCATATTCACTCTGGATCGCTCCGAGGAACACCAGGGCGCGGTCGAATCCGATGATCCCCTAGACCCGTCGTGCTGGATCAAGGCCAATCCCAATTTGGGTGCTTCCGTGCATCTGTCCAGCATGGAATCGGCGGCGGCGGAAGCCCGCGCCAATCCAGCGAAGATGGGCGACTTCCTGACCAAGCGGTTGAACGTCTGGACTTCGGCGCGTGACGGTCACATCAACATTGAAAAATGGAAGGCGTGCAACGGCCCGGTGGACCTCGACGCCTTGCGCGATGTTCCCGCATGGGGCGGGCTGGACCTTGCCTCTGTGTCTGACCTCTGTTCGTTCCGCCTGATCTGGTGGCTGGACGGTCGATTGAAGACCTGGGGGCGCGTCTATCTGCCAGAACGGGCGGTTGAGCCGCGCACGAAAAGGGGCAATGTGCCTTATCAGCGATGGGCCGACGCCGGAAAGCTGGTCATCACCCCCGGCGACGTGACGGATTACGCCTTCATCGAGAAGGACATTCGGGAAGCGTTGGCCCGGTTCCGCGTCAATGCCATCGGATTCGATCCCTATAATGCCACCGATTTGACCAACCGGTTATTGGCCGATGGGGCGCCGATGGTTCAGGTGCGGCAGGGGCACCGCACCCTATCCGGGCCGATGAAGGAACTGGATCGCATCTATCTCTCTGGCCTGCTGGATCACGGCGGGGATGAGGTACTGACGTTCTGTGCATCCAACGTGGTGGCGCGGAAGGATGAGAACGAAAACATTGCGCCGTCCAAGAAACACAGCCTCGAAAAAATCGACGACTACGCCGCGCTTCTTAACGCCGTTTCCGTCTCGCTGGCTGAAAGCGGCGAAGGTGGCCCGTCCGTCTATGAGAGCGAGGCGCGACCGGAAGGATTCCTTTTTCTATGACCGATACGACCACAGTTCATGTCGAGGTGTTGACCATGCGGCCGGCGACCGGCAACGGCGGCTTGATCGCCCTGGCTGACGCTGAGGTACTGGTTGATGGCGTGTCCATCCTGGTGCATGGCCTACGGGTATCCCGCCTGCCTGATGGACGCCTAGGCGTCGAGGCGCCCACCACGCGGAACGAGGCGGGCCGATGGGTGCCGTCCATCACACTGCCGCCTGAGCTTGGCCGGGCGATGGCTTCGGCGGTGCTGGCGGCTACCGGGTGCGAGAAGATGGTGGTCTGATGGCTTTAATTGAAACCATCAACTATTCCTTCTTCTCTTGCGCAGATGAGGCCTGCTTCGGGATGAGATCGGCAGGGGAAGATTCGATCACGTTATGGCGGATGGCAGACGATAATACGTTTAAAATCCGCCCCACGTATGCGTCCTTATCTGATTCTCGAATCAGCGCCGTCCTTATTCCGTCAAGTTTGTTTTTATCGTTTTCACCTATTATTTCCGTCAGATAGACAATTCCTTCTGCGCTCTTGCACCCCATGATGGAGCTATCACGATAGCATTTGAGCGTCATGCGCCACAATTCAGACGCCATTCCAGCGCCAATGGATACAAAATCAGCGCGCCTGAAATATGACGTGGCTATTTGCTTTTCAAAATCATCTCGCGCGATGTAAGCGGATTCTGCGATCTGGGCTTTCGTTTTAATTACGGCGGCTTTGTCGCTCAGTTCGTTCATCGTTATGCCGGATGAAAGTTTGTTGTTAAGCAGCATAACTTCTTCAAGCATCACCTTTGTCTCTGGTGTTGCCTTGATCCTCGCCACCGCCCTTTCCGCACGTTGCTCCTTGCTCAAAAATTTGTAGATGGCGATATGAGCATCCGCTTGATAATCATACAAGGCTGCCCCACCCGCAGCGGCAAGTAGAGCTATTGCAATTATAGCTGCCCGTTTCATTTTATCTCCCCATTATCGCTGCACGCGCCCTGTCTCGCGTCCCGTCGTGTCCCGGATGATCCATCCGTTGACATAAGGTTCCATCGTCCCGATCTGCCGCCCGGTGGCGTCTCGCACGATGTATCTGCCGTTGGTCCAAGGCTCCAACCGTGTCCCCGGCGCTGGCATAGGCACGGGCGACGGCTTGGGCTGGTCGGATGCCAGGGCGGCGGGGGAGACCACAAGCAGGACGGCGAGGGCGATCACGGCGTTGCGGCCGATCATTGAGCGGCTCGCCCGGCAGACTTATCCGAAGCAGTTGGCGCACGATCCTCAATGCCGATATCGTCACAGAAGGCTAGGTAGGCAGCACTTAACTTGCCCTCAGGAGGCTTTCCTCTGTAATCGTTACAAATAGGCCATTGGCTTTGCAGGCCGAGAAAATACGCCACGCGGTCATGAAGAAAATTCCAGCTATTTGCGGAAGGACCAACTTGACCGCTGACCTCAAGGTTTTCATCGAACATCTTCGATGGAAAGCTGATGAACATCCCTTGGCTGGATTCACCGCCGTATGCCGCCTTTAATGTATAGGATTTCTGGCCGTCATTGCCATCGAACCTGAATTCCCAAAAATCTCTTCCAGCCCCAACAGAAAATACTGCGTAGTAGGTCCAGAATCTGCTTACAAGAACCTTATTCTCACGGATATCAAAATTCACATCGGGTTTATCGAGATATTCAAACGTCTTAATAAGCGCCGAAGTGATTTCCTTCTTGGTAAATCCATTAAACGTCCAGGTGGCGGCAGCAGATCGCACATCCCGCCTCGAAATGATTTCTTCTGGATTTACCGGCTGGGGTGTCGCGCAACCCGATAGCGCACCGACCGCGAGCACACATAGGCTCAAACGCACACTTCGCATTCGCCCCTCCCCATATTTCCCTCACAACATCCCACGGTTGATATTGCCCTGATGTGAGGGCGTTGTCACGGGTGGCGAGGCATATCAAAACCTACTCGGCCATATCGGAATTTTCAATATCCGATTTTCCGATTTAGTTGCCTTTCCGGCCTCAAATGGCCTGGAGAGCAACCGTGTGGATCGCACCTGAAGAACACAAAGCTGTGGGAAAAATCCTTGCCGAATTTCGGAAGAAGGCGGGCTTGAGGCAGCAGGACTTGGCCGCACGCCTGAACAAGCCGCAATCGTTCGTTTCTTCCTACGAGGCAGGCCAACGCCGGGTTGACGTTCTTGAACTATTGCGGATTGCCGTCAGCATGGGGGCCAATCCGCAAGAGGTATTTGCCGCGATAGCTCACCAGCAAGGCATCGAGGCTGACGGGAAGTGATTCCGCCTCCTCGCAGGTGGTGATGGTGGTGATGGTGGTGACGTTTCATACCGCTTTCACCGTGAATTATGGCGCCCGGTAATTGTATAATTATTGTTATGTTATAAATACATCATCATCCACAACTCGCACTAAAAACATCACCACCATCACCACCATCACCACCAAGAAAAAGGCCATCAGTGAAGATGGCCCTGAAAAAATCCTGTGTGAGTAGGCTCAAGCGTTGACGAGGCACCAAGCCAGTGTGTTCGCTCGTGCCTGGACGGAGATTATTTTCCGCCCTCCAACCACCTGCCCCTTTACTCGGCCAAGCCAGCGCCCCAGTTTCATTGGATCAATTTCACCGTGATGATCTGCAGCAACCAGGAGCAAGGCATCGCGCAGACTCGGCGTATCAGGTGCCGCCGGATGCCATCGGGTGCTGTCCGCAACCTGTCGTGCCGTCACCACCTGATCGCCCAAGGTCGCGGCCCACGCCTCAATGACGGCACCGAGTGCTTGCCGCGCCGGGTTGTTGGCCTTGACCTCGCTCACCGTATCCATCGGGTCGGCCTCGCCTGCCCAGATCAGCGCATCGCGGATGGTACGCGACCAATCCCCGAACGATCCGAGCGGATGGCGTTGCTGCGGACGGCCAGCGACATGGAACGCACGAAGCACGGTCAGCGCGGCGGCGACGTAGGCCCCGCGATTGACCGTCACCATCTCGACGGGATCGAAGTCGAATTGACGGGCCTCCGGGCATTCGCAGGCCGGATCGATGGTGGCTATCACCACGCGTCTGTCCATGTCCCCTTTGACCGCTATATTGTTACCCGTTGCGAGGACCATAGCGGTTGTCGGCAACTCACGTTTTGTGCTGGTGCCAAGAGGTCGCACGGAAACGATGGACTCAGTTAAATACGAACACAGGAGAGGGACGCCCACCGGCTCCTCGACGTTATCCAGGACTATGACAGGACTGCCGCCGACGATTTCACCAACAAGAGACTTCTCGAATTCATCGTCTTTCTTCGGTACGAACATGACAGCAGGTGGTCGCCCGGTTGCAATCGTCGTAACAGTCTCGACGATCAGTCCTTTACCACTTCCGGCCACGGTGGCGTTGATGGCGTGGAGCGGTGCCGCCGACAGTACCGGGCGCTGAATCGCGGTCAGGATCGCGGACAGCACCACCGACAGGTCGGCGGGAGCCTTGAACGGGAAGGCCCTGAACGGCGCCTTGACGAACGCGACTGCCGCCCGCGCGTCGTCACGGGTGGGGGCGTGCGGAACCGGAGGGAACGACTCGCCCATCGGATCGAATAGAAGGCCGGTGTGCTGGTCGTAACCGGGCACGTCAAGGAGGCTTCCATCGGGTCGCATCAGGGGCGCGGTGATGATCGCCTTGAGCGGGGGTAGACGCGACTCAGGCCGCGCGGCCAGGGCTTCGGCCAGTTCCTTCGGGCAATCCATCGGTGTGCCGCCGGATTTCGTGAAGGCGGCACACTGGTTCATCAATTCCCGCAGATGGACAGTCTGAATATCAGCTATGCGCGGCACCTCGACGCGGCGGCCATCGGTTGATGGACGGTTGGCGGCCACGGTCTTGACGATACGGTTGCCACGCCAGTAGATCGGAAGTCCAGATCGAGCCAACGCCTCTTCTGCCCGGTCCACGGTCAAGTGGAATTCGCCCGGCTTGACTTCGATCAACGGGATCACGGCGCCGGCTTGGGTGGCGGCGGTGATGGCACCGTGTTGACGCCAGACGCGGCGGTCAGGTCCGAATCCTTTCAGCGCCTTGAGGATAGTGCGTCGGATGTACTCGGGCCGATCCTGAGCCTTGTCCCGCTCGCCGCGAACAGACCTTAGCCACAGACGGGCAGTGCGGTCACAGTTGGCGCCGGTAAGGTACAATGCGAGGTTTGCGAAGGCCAGATCGGCACCGGATTCGTCACCACCAAAGTATCGACTCGCACACTCTGGGTCTTCAAGCAAGGCGCGCGGCGGGGCCTTATCGCTGAACGCTGCACCAACGCTTTGTTTGAGTCCCTGCCACGCAAGTATTATTTCATCGTCGCCTTCGGGTGTATCTGGTGGCCCCGCGTAATCATGTCGCGCCGTCGTGGTCCAGCCTGCAGGTTGTTGACCTGTGACTACAGGTGGCGACGGTGTAGCAGCGAAGTACTCCGCCACCACCAGATCAAGACCAGCAGGGCGCACGCTGGCATCTCCAGCAACGGGGCGCCCACTCAAGGCGGCAAACCGTCCCCCTGTGTAAAACTCCAGTCCATTGGCCGTATTTCGACAAGCGTGCGGCGCGATCCACCCTGTTCCGAAGAAGTGTGCCCCCTTACCTGACTGCGACACCTCGTAGGCCGCACCCGGCAGGATGCACTTGAGGTATTGAAGCAACGGTGACTCGCCCCCTGCCTCGTCTATCGCGCCGTCAATGTCGAGAAACCAGTCCCCTTCGCCCTCAACGAACACGCGCCCCACGCCGAACCAGTTGCCGCCCCGCGACATGTTCTGCGCAGTGGCATAGGCGGCGGCGGCTTCGTAGGTACTCCAGGCCTCCAGGTTCGTCGTGCTGATCCAAAATCCGTTGGTGCCGACAGGTCGCTTATTTGCCTTTTCTCCTGGAGGCGGCGGCATCGGCCCGGATCGGAGAGCGGGCGGCGGCACCTCGCCTTTCGCGGTAATCTCAAACGCGGCGAACCGTCTGCGGCCCGCCCAGAAGGCCAACGCAGGCGGCAGCACGAGGGGAAGAACGGGGCCGAGCGGCCCCGTGTTAATGTTGACCATGTGGCTCATCGCGGCACCGCCGGGACCGAAGGTTGCGGCCAGCGAGGCGCCCAACGGCGGCACCAGTATGTGGGCGACTGACCGACCCAATTAGCGGTGTGCCGGCATTGCACCATTGGGTATTTGGGATCGTTGTTGATCCAGACAAGGCATCCGGCAGAACACGTCTGGCAGGTCGCGTGAGAGCCGGCGGGATGCTGTTGCAGCGTCGGCGGGATGCACGATTTAGTTTGCGATGTTTCGACCATCGTGTATTGTCCTTATCGTCTAATAGGTTTTGCAATGTTCAGAGGCGGGTCGCGTTGCCAGACGCGACCTGTTTCGCTTTAAACATCGCCCTGATGTCGTGTAGAGCTGCCTCGATGCTGCGCGCTGTGCGCTCAACCGCAGTGTCGGCGGCGGTCATCGTGGCACCTCGCTCACGGCTTGGCGCTCTTGGGCCTCGATCCACACCGTGAGGATGCTGCGACGAGCACAGATCGTCGAGCCCACCCTACACACTGGCAATCGGGAGGTCGCTACCAAGTGGTAGATCGCCCGCCGCGATAGCCCCATGTATCGCGCAATCGCATCGGCACCGCGCAGCAGGTCGTCGGACAGGTCGGGCGGCTGCATCACGCCACCTTCCTGGGGCGTCCACGCTTCGGCTGCGCCTCAATGGCGCTATGGCGCAGACGACGGCCCATTAGCCAAGCATCCAGATCGGACTCGATGATTCCCCGGCGGCGGGTGGACACAGCCACCACGGGCGGACCCTCACCGCAGGCGATCATGCGTTCCAACGTGCGGCGGACAACGCCCGCTCGGTCGGCAGCCTCATTGTAGTTAAGTACTCGACAAGTCATTGTGGCAATCTCCAGTCGCGTTGCGCTACGACAGAGAATGACCATTCACGACATGACCGTCTACATAAAGTAATTGACAGGTGCGGCGAATAGCGTTATTGACGCAACAGAACAATAGGCCAATTTCCCTTATGCCATCGGGACTTTTAGCTTCTATTCGCTCCTTCCCTTCGCGTGGCGAGACATACTTCAGTCATATCAACGGGCCGCCAATTTCACCACGTTCCCAGCAGGTTCCCGCGCCTCAACCAGCGCCTTGACGTGCTCACCCCATGCGTCCAGCGCGGCGCGCTTCTCGGTGGCCCAGTCATGGCGCTGGTACACACCAACAATCCCGCCCCCACTGCCGGAAACATGATTCAAAACACTCTCAGTCACTTCCAAGCGAACACCAAGACGTTGCAGGCCGGTGGCGAGCGTGCGACGCAAATCATGAAGGCGCCATTCAGGCATTGACTGCGCCTCTGGGTCAGTCTTCTGTCTCGTCTTCAATATGGTGGTGTCGAGACGTTCCTTGCTCTTGCTCCAACCGTTGAAAGCGCCTGTGCGGCCTGGAAACACAAAGTCCTCAGCGCGGCCCCGAACGCGGGTTTTCAACAGATCAACCACTGGAGCAGACAGGGGAACCAAGTGCGTTGCACCGTTCTTCGCGCGCACGCCTGCAAGGGTCCAGGTCGAAAGGTCCGCAGCAACCTCCCCCCAAGTCATGCCGCCAACTTCCTCACGGCGTTGCCCGGTCAGAATCAGAGTGCGGACGATGGCCCCAAACGTCGTTGCTGGATCGGTGGCACGCCAAATTTCGGCCAGTTCATCATCACTCAGCACTCGCTCGCGCTTCGGGGTAGCTGCCACCGGCACAGTCAGAAACGGATTTGCCGACAGGCTCCCACGCTTCACAGCCCAGTTGTAAGTGGCGGAACCATAGGCAACCAAGCGCCCTGCCATCGTCGCGGAACCGGAAGCCGCAATGCCGTCAACCACTTTCACCACGGCCTTGCGGTCAAGTTCAGCGGCGGGCAGATCAAGATATTTGGCGAAGCCATTTCTCAACGCCCGCACCGCCTCCACGGCGTAGCTACCGCGCTTGGCGGAAAGGTGCAACCGCTCCCAATCCTCGATCAGCACGGACAGGGTGAACCCGTCACGGGCATCCTTCGCCTTCCGTTCGGCAGCTTCGGCTTTACGCTGTGCGGCTGGGTCCATCCCCTTCGCCACATCGCCCATGATCGCGGCCACAGCCTCCCTTGCCTTGGCGAGTGACAGGGCATCCACAGACGCAAGCGGGATACGCCGTTTGGTGCCGCCGATTGTGTATTGAGCGAGGTAGCTTTTGCTGCCCGCTGCCGTCACACGGACGGCCAATCCTCTCTGTACGTCGTCAAAATAAAGCTGATCTTTCTGCCCCGGCTTGCACGTCAGACCGTCAATTTCTCGCTCGGTCAACCGCATGTCTCCACCCTCCCTAAGCCGGGTCCGCAGGTCCGCAGCGGACCCATAGCGGACCCGACGAAACAACATTCCGTGTCGCGTCGTGTCGGCGCAAGTCAGAGGGTAAGGCCATACAACACGGTGTTTCAATGATTTTTGTCGGGTCCGCTCGCATCGTGACGCGACAGGAAATGGCATGACTACTTATTTGTAATCAGGGGGTCGCGGGTTCGAACCCTGCAACCGGCACCATGATTTCAATGACTTAGCGAATGCGACTTCTGCGGCGAATTTTCCGGGGAAGCACTGGGGAAGCAGTCCGTGGCGCAATTTAGCGTAGGGATGTATCTACTTCCCTGTGGGCTGTCAGGCACCGTCTTGGGTGCCTCGAACAACGTTCTGA